CCACGTACATTGGCAGGGCTCAGTACAACGATGCCCGTGCCGCCGCCCTTCTGCGGTATGAGATGGGCATGTACAAGGGCTTGCGCTACGTCCAGCACCCGATCAATACCCTCTGGAACTGCGGTGTCATCAAGGCTCAGGCCACGGTGAGTTCCGCAATCTCGGCGGGTGATGGTGCGCCAGCTCCCGCGACCGTTCAGCACGGTGCTTACAAGGTTGGACAGGGCAGCGGCCCCACACGGTACATTCAGCTTGGTACGATGCTGGAAGGCGCAATCACGGATTATGACGTTGGCGACAAGGTTTCAATCCATGTGCTGCGCTCGACTGGCGCGACGGCTCCTTATACCGTTGTGAACGCTCCTCTCCCGACTGACGGTTACAAGGTGGATCGCATTATCTCCACCGTGGACACCGCGAACAACAGACTGGCCTTTGACCAGCCGATTCAGGAAGACTTTGACACCGACCTTGGTGGCGGGGTGTATGCCTACGTCACGAAGGGGTTGCACGTACACGCAGCCGTTGTCATCGCCGCGCCTGGTGCGGTTGTGGGTGGGTTTGCCCAGCCCCCGAAGGTCATGTTCCCGCCTGCGATTGATGACCGTGAGGCCATGTATCGCGTGACGTGGGACTCTGTGCACAACTACGGTCTTTTCCGTCCCGAGACAGCTGTGGTCATCTTTAGTGCTGGCTACACAAGCGCCTGGGGCAACAAGGTGTTTGGTAACGAATAATGGCTACTGTCGCTCTCTCTACGCTTAGGGCCACTTTGCAGACGTTCGTCAAAGATACGGATGCAAAGAAGTGGACAGCGGACGATCTGGATACGTTCATTAACCTGGCTATCGCCAAGTGGACGACCGACCTGCCCATAGCATCCAGCAACTCCTATACAGTTGTTGCTGATCAACACACATACACACTACCAGAGAACAGTGTGGGGGTTGACTGGGTGTATGGGTACTTCGAGTCGGCTGCTACTCAAGAGTTTATCTCTTCGATGAAGATAAAGCCAGGTGCGTTCGTGGAAAACGATGAGCCTAGACGGTTCATTGAAGGTTTTCCAACGGACGGTGAGTTCTATCTCCCTAGGATACCTAGCGAGAGTACGTTTACGCTCTACTACAGGGCTAAACATACACCACTAGTGAACGATGCAGATACGCTGGACCTAAGGCAGTATGCGTGGGGAGAGCTGGCGGTATTGTACTACGCTGGCTACCTGGCCTATCTGCCTCATGCTGCCAACCGAGCGCGGCTGGAGCAGTGGGCCAGGAAGGGCGATCTCAACGTGGGCAACCCACTAGCTGAGCAGGCTATGAGGTTCAAGCTCATGTACGAAGAACTGATGGAAGAACACGCTATGCCCGTAGTCTACGAGTTTGTACCAGAGGAGAGGACTTAGTGACTGTAACGTTGCCGACTGAGCAAGGCATCGCTGACATCATCATGGATAACGTGGTGGCGTTGCTCACTGAGAAACTCCAGACTGATATAGACGAGACTGACGCTAGTCGTCTGAGGCTTATCAAAGTAGGCCCGAAGCAGGATGACCCAGAGGGCGTGGACATCATGATCCACGAAAACAACCCTGACAGCCCTGGCTCCTGGCCTCACCGACCTGTCCGCTACAAGACTCCACGCCCAATGGGTGGCTTCATCGGCAGGGCCTATGATGATATGCAATCTGAACTACGTACAATCTCAGGATACGAACTTGTGGGTGGTGGGTCACAGATGGCCTACGCCTTCACAGCCGAGATTGAAATCTGGGGTGACGAAATACCTGACATAGACCCGAGTCGTCGGGACGTTGGGCAACTCGCCAGTATCGTAGAGCAGAGGACCAAGAAAGCCCTACAGGATGCCGGTCCAGCTATCGGCACGGGAGCAAGGGTAGTAGACGACTTCGGGAATGCTGTGGCAAGGGGTCCTTTCTACGGGGATGCATGGACATCCTACGGAGAGGGAGAGGCCCTGATAGTTCGGAAGTACATGCAGTTTTACTATGTCTGTTCGGTGTCATGGAGTACAGATGCCTGGTAAACCAAAGCGCCCTACTGTCCTAGCAGTCCATTTGCGGGATGACGGCATTATGGGCGGCTGTGAACAGTATCGAATCAGGATTCCTTTCGAGGAGATTCGTAGCAGAGTAGACGGAGCAGTGCTTGACTGGGCTCCACTGGGCAGGGTTAGGGAGTGGGCTGGCAAAAGCCGCCAGTACAAGGTAAAGCCTACTGACTATGATATGTGGGTAATGCCACGCCATAGACCACTGCCTTACGGCCTGGAGGGGACCATCAAGTTTGAGGACATTCCACAGGAACTACGAGAGGGAGTGTCCAAGATGGGGGTAGAGCTTGAGGGCAAGGCCCACTTGCTGGATATGGTGAAGCTCTCCAAGCAGTCTCAGCGCATCGTACTTGAGTACGACGACGATCACTGGGGCAGCAGGGACCTAGGCTATCATGAGCACATCGGCCTAGCTAAGGACTTGCTGAAACTTGGCGACGCAGCTACCGTGACCACACCCTACATGCGTAAGCTGGTGCAGGCATACGCACCTGGCATACCTGTCTACATACTGCCTAACTGTGTGAACTTCGCAGAGTGGCAGGGCTGGGAACGATGGACACGCTGGCCCAAAGACTACGTGGTACTGGGGTTGACTGGGAGCATCACGCACTACGATGACTGGCGCGTGCTAGAGGATGTGCTGCCTAGAGTCATGGACGAGAATGGTAACGTGGCACTGGTGTTGCAAGGCTACATACCAGACTATCTCGCAGGACTTGTGTCAAAGTATCCTCATAGGGTCTACGCCGATGATACGTTCAGGGACTACGCCAAGTACCCTGGAATAGTTCGGCAGTCGGACATTGTTCTCTGTCCCGTTGAGCCTGATGACCCGTTCAATCATGCTAAGTCGGCTATCAAGGCCATCGAAGGCATGGCATCGGGTAGAGACCTGCCTAACGGCAGGAAAGGTGGCGCGGCTGTTATAGCATCACCGCTGAATTACTACGGTAAGGCAGTGGGGTGGGGTAACAAACGTGGCATAGTCGCGGAACACGTCCCTGAGGCGTGGTACAAGGCCATTACGAGCCTGGTGACAGACGATAATAGGCGTATGCGCTACCAGATGAAGGGCCGTAAGTGGGTATGGGCTAATAGAGCCATCGAGCGGCAGTACAATCTGTGGTGGACCGCCTATCAGGAAATATACAGGAGGAATCGCAAATGAGTTTGCAATCTGGAAGCCTAGGGAAAGTCTGGTACGGTCCCCAGATCGAGAAGGGGAACGATGCAGACACGTACTACGGGTTCCGAGGCAACATGTTCGACCTGGCACCGCAGCAAATTACCCGTAACATCGGGCCGCTGGTTGGTGGCAGCTTCCTTCCTGGGGGTAGCATCAAGACCGCTGCCTTCGGTGGGGGTGCTGGCATCTTCCCGCCTGCGCTGGATGACTATCTCGGGTGGTTGCTGTATGCGTTCGCTGGGAGCGTGACCAGTAACAGTATGGATGGGGGTAACTACTACGAGCACTACTTCCCCTCAGCAGCCGACGAGGTTGCTCCTGGGAAGTACCTCAGTGGATACCGCCTAGTTCCTGGCACGGCTGACCTGTTGGAGAAGCTGGAAGACCTTGTTCCGACTCGCATCCTGCTTGGTGTGACTCCTGGTGAGTACACGACCATGCGGTTTGAGACCATCGGACGCACCATCAGCTCTCCCTCAAGCCAGACTGAGAGCTTCAACGATGGCAAGGATGAAACGACCGTGCCTATCGCCTGCCGTGGCTCACTTGAGGCACCGGATGGTAGTGAAATCTCTACCGCCACGGCTGCTAGCATTGAGATTGCTAATGTTGTGCCTGACTTGCGTCGGGTGCTGGTGGTCGGGGATTACTACCCCTTTGACTTCCCAGTGCTAACCCGCGCAATCACCGCCACCTTCACGTACCTGTGGGAGACTAAGACCTTCTACGACAACTTCTTCTGGAACGGTACGGCATGGCAACCGACAGTGTATAGCACTTCGCTGGACATCAACGTTCAGACTGGTAGCGATATCAGTGGAGCGTCGGTGCCTTACGAGTTGAAGTTCTACGCTGCGAACGTGGACTGGGAAGCTGCAAACCTGCGCCTTGTGGGTGGGGACCTTGTGGAGTTCCAGGTGGTTGGGTCAGTCGCTGATGCTTCGAGCGGATTCGACTGGTACATGAGACTTCGGAATGCAACGGCTAGCTACACCTGGCCTACGTAGACCTGAACATCAACTGGAGGCAGACAAATGAGTGAATACTTCCTAAAAGTCCTGGAGGGTGAGGATGTAGAGCAGTATGCTCTGGGTTCCGAAGCCCGATACGTGGTATCATGGGCAGGACCTGAGGAGATCGTCAGAGTATGGGATGGCGAGAACGTCTGGCTAGTGCCAGCGAGTCGGCTAGTAGTGATGAAGTGCCGCGACCTGGGCAGCAGCCGAAACAAGAGGTAATCATTCCATTTCCTGAGGAAATAAAGAAGACAACAGTGGTAAAAAGCGGGGGTGGTATCATCCTTGATGCCATCCCCCGCATAAAACAAATGAATAGATTGAGGGAGGAAGCGAAAATGGCTAAGCCAGTGAGTGGTACAGTTATCTCCGAGCAGTTGCCCCTGCTTGAGCATGATGAGTCAGGTGATGCCTGGGTCAAGTTCCAGCGCCCGAAGCGTTGGGAGGAGGAGCAAATCGACGCTATGCAAGCACAGTC